GCCCACCCAGTTCTTCAACAGGATCTGTACCGTGTCCTAGTCCTGGAGCAACAGAAGGTCGAATAATAGCGCCGGAACCACCACCTGATATATTCTCAACAGCTGCATATGTATACCCTGTTCCAGCTGTCGTTATAGTGTATCCTGTTATAACACCGCTACTATTAGTTTTTAGTGTTGCTACAGCACCCACACCATCGCCGTAGACGTTACACGTAAGCGTGGCAGTATTCCCATAACCTGAGCCACCATTCACAATTTCGTAATGGTATATACCAGTGTTAGCATCCGCAGCTTTACATGCGTTTTGATGCGTAAGTCTAGTACTTGCAGCTGTGGCTGTTTGTACAGGAGCGAATACAGTTGTCCGAAAGTTATTGTTTTCAGTACCTAAAGATTCAAACATATATTGCCACCAATAACCAGAAACCAACTGCGGCGATGTTGCACTACCCGTAGGTATTCCAGGCGTTGTTACACTAGCGTCTTTACCAACACACTTATAAACTCTTGAAGGTGTAGTGGTTGTAATACAATAGAACTTGTCATCAAATGCAGTTGCTGAATTTGAATTCCATGGAACAAAATCAGTAGCAGAAGAGTCGAAGTCATGTCTGGTCATAACATGGGATATGTCGCTAGCGGCATTGATCTTTTTCATATCAGTTAAACTCTGATAAGCTATATTACGATATGAAAGATCAGCCTTAACAGTTTCAGGTGCAGAATCATCAGTGGCCCAAACATCAGGTTTCCCAATTCCTACATATAGATTTTCACTTGCAAGCGAAGCGATGAACTTCTTTGCATTAAAGATTCTAAATTTTGGTGTTATAACTGCGCTCATTGTAATTGGTCCTATATGTTATGTTTCTATATTTATATTTATACACTATTAATTAACTTTCATCAGATAATACGCTACCATCTTCTAATTCTATTACATCAAACGGATCAGGATCAGGTGTTGTACCATCTTCTGTAAGAATTGGCGAAGACTCTATAAGCGACTGCGCTATTGTTGAACTCAGCCCAGCCATTGCCATGCCAGTTAGTTCGGTTGGTTGTAAGGTAACTATCTGTGAACCTTGGTAACCAAAAACCTGAATACCAGGCATCTGTGAACCTAATGCGCTATGTTTAATTCCGCCACGATATATCCAACTTGGATCAGTAGCTAGTTTTAAGTCACCGGTTAAAGACGCTATAGCTTTAGTATATAAAGCGAGCTCTCCAAAGTACTTAGTCCCAGAAGGGTGTACTAACCTATCAAATGCATTAGCCCAGTCCGACTGATTAAGTTTAGATTTAACTACATAAGAATACTTCTGATAATAATCTGAGTCTTGATACTTACTATCATCAGATGCATGTCCTTTTGTACTTTCATATCTGTTAAGCGTGTTGTCCCATTTACTTGAAGATAACACAAAAGTATTGTCCCAAGGATAAGTAACTGATACATCTTCGGCAAAGAATATTCGGAAGAATGTTTTAATAGCTTCATCTGTACCACGGACTAGATAAAAGTCAACGATCTTTTTAAGAAGACTTCTTTTATCTAGCCCGACTCTGTTTGGTATAATTGGTGCTAGTTCTTTTTGCATCAGGTTAATATATTCATCTGTCGCTTCATCAACGTCCACTGCGAGTTCGATTGAGTTAAGAACTTTAGAAGGCCCTGTGTATGGAACCCAATGTATAATCGGAAGCGTTATATAATAATGTGAGTTATGTGTAAGTGACCCAGCTGCGAACACTAGCTTTGTTCCTGCCGTTTCTCCAGGAAGGAGCATATCATTTATTTTATGATCGCTAGCTACAGTTTCTTTAACAGTGATTGCATTCCATAAATCTTCGTCTTCCCGCATATCTGAATCCACACCATGGGTCCATCTACGAATTTTATAAGTCTGTCCATTATCCTTATATACATTCCTATTTTTATCTAATACAAAAAACTCAACTCGCGGAACGCTAGTTTCCTTATTGTTCCATTTTTGAAAGTCTGATACATACAGTAGCTGTGCCACACTAGCATAGGTTTTAATTTCGCCGTCATTCATATCTTCTATAGGTCTAGGTTCATTGTGCAGGTATAAAACCGAATCTTCTACAGTTTTAAGGCTATCGGCCCCGTCAACAATTCGTGGTGTTGTAAATCTATACGTGCGATATTCTGTATATGTAAAACCAGTTTCTAAATTCATAAAGTCATAATATGCTTTAAGAAACTTTTCTAGCTGAGCAGAGGACTGAAGAATATGTGAAGGCAGAAGCTGCTCAAGGCGTGAGTCTTCTTTACCAACATTACCATTATTGTTGGGTTTTGTTAAAGTCCCAGGAGAAAATGCGTTAGATCTAAAGTCAGCCATTACTTAAGCCTAGGTGTTGTAGTATACGATATAGCTCCAGCTTGACCTGAAGTGGCTATTTTATCAACAGTTGCCGTAAAGCTTGAGAACTTTGTTACAATGCCAACTAGCTGATTTTTAGAAGGAGCTATATCTAAAGAATTAGGTATAACACTAATGTTAAGGTTAACACCGGCATACGTACCAGTACCTGCTCCAGCATCAGGAGTAAAACCACTTAATGATATTGTTTGTTTATCAAAATTTAATTCACCAACAACTTTAAGAATAAGGTTACTAGTTGATCCTTTTCTGTAGATAACCACATTTCTAGTATTAGTTGAACCATCAATTTTAGTATCACCAATGTAACATATCTGGCCATCATATGTGAAAGGCGATGTATCACTGTTGATAATCATATCGTCTGGGTCTTTAGACTGAAAGAACTGAGCAGGATACTCTAAAATAAAACTATTACTTTTACCTGCAGACAATGCAATAGCATCGCTCTCATATACGAATGCATTCTTATACATCGTAGGCCGAACTGTTGAGCTTATGATTGAAGGATCTGTTATGTCGATAATACGTGTTACCTGTGAATGTCTAAACACACCATCAAACGTGCTAAGTGTTTCGTTACTATAATCAGCAATTGTCTGGGTTATAGCTGTAACAATCTCAGCGTTTGTTTTACCAGTAAGGTTAGGATTATATCTAACATCAACATCTACAGTTATGTAGGTTGGATCTTGATCCAAGATAATTGAGGTTATGGTTGGAACCGTCTTAGTCTTAAGTAAATCGTAAATCTCGGTTTTCTCTGCATCAGAAAGTACGTAATTGTTTATCGGAGTTATCGAAATATACACATTACCAAAATCAGGGGTATTATTAAGTTCACCACCCCAAACTGCAATAGACCCTGCGTTTGGAAATCCACTTTTAATAATCGCTTTATAATCATCTGATGTAACTGCTCTGTTCTGAGCTGCAAATTTAAGAGGCGCGTTAAATCTAATTGACTCAAGTGTTTCTTTTAGTTGTCCTGCAGCTGCAGCAGAAACCGTAATGATAGAATTTGTCGAACCATCAACGCCTTCAAAAGATCCTGCGAACGTAAACAGATTCGCACCATTAGCATCCGTCCCATTTCCATAAATATATTCTATAGTTACGACATACCCAGTAACAGGTTTTACACCAGTAGCCCCATCACCAAAATAAATTTCGTAATACTCGTTAGCATTTTGTTGCAACCAATAAACTTTAGAGTCACTGTATACTTTTGATATGTCTGAGTATACACTATACGTTTCTTCATTAAATGCGTTGTCGTTGGCCTTAACTTTAACTATTAAAGTTGACGTATCAGCATCAGTATCATTTAACTGAAACTTTTGATTAGGAACTATATTATTTACTGTGTATTCTGTTTTCTTAATCACACCTTGTATTAATTCAACATCTGTAAACACATACTTATTAGAAACTAACGAAACAGTTGTTTCATTTAAATTAACGAATGTGTATTCTTCGTTATCAACTAAAGAAGTGAATTTCGATCCACGTTTTAGTGTAAGTGTTTCTGGAGGCGAGGCGACTGAAGCTGCGTTAACTGTCATAGAAACTGTAGCACGCGGAGATAAAGTAGAACGAGGAATATATCCTAAAGACTTAGCTCGTGTAACAACGTTGCCACGAATCTGAGCTGAATCAAGGAATGCTTCGTTCAATGCATAGTGGGCATTAAGAGCTGAATAGTGAGTGTTAGTAGCAAATACGTCTAAAAGAATATTTAACCCCGCGCCATCAAAATCGTAATCTGTAAAACCGTCTTGGTTCTTTAAGTAAGCTTTCAGATTCTTTTTAATCTGGTCAAAATCTAATTCAGTAACATTTAATATACTAGCCATGTGTTTACCTTAATCGTGTAAGTTGTATTTGTACATCCGCTTCTATGTTAGCTTCACGTATTAAAACTCTAACTGTAATATCATACGCATTGTCATCAGGTTTATCAATTATATTTATACCAGTTAAATTAACCCTAGGTTCGTGTTCAGTTATAACTCTTGAAATCGCGTCTCGCATTCCTGCTTTAGTAATATTATCAG